TCACGGCCGGCTGTAATAGCGTTGCAGTATTTCCATCGCCTTGTTGATCGATTGCAGGCGCGCAGTGCTGCCGCCGCGGTCGGGATGGTGCTGGCTGACCAGTTGCCGGTAGCGCAGCTTGATGGCGGGATAGTCGACCGCGCCTTCCAGCTCGAACAGGGCGAGGGCGGCGGCCTTCTCCTCGCTGCCCTGCATGCGCGTCCAGAAACTCTGCAGCAGCCGCTCGACGTCGGCCTCGCTGGTCTCCCCCAGGTGACGCAGGTCGAGGTAGTAGTCGCGCAGCGGATCGCCCTGTTCCAGCGCCTGCGTGCCATCCACGTAAGGATGCAGGCGCAGGCTCAGCGGGCTGATCTCCAGGTGCGCCTCGCGCTCGGCCCAGAGGTGGTCGCGCAGGTGGTAGAGCGCGTTGAACAGGAGGAAATGGGTGCGGAACAGCACCAGCTTGTCGGCCAGTTCGCGATGGGGGATATGCGTCGAATGGCGGGCCTTCAGCAGCTGGATCAACTGGTATTCGGAAAGCCCCTCGGGATGCTCGCGCAGCAGGCAGAGGATCTGCCCGGCGAGGTCGAGGCGGTGGTCGAGGTCGGGAGTCATGGGACAAGACTAGCATCGGGCGTCGGGAGGGGCTGGGGTCGGCGTCGCTTTGTGCGTAGAAGTGCAGAGCCGTTTGGGGGATTGGTCATAACTGGCCAACGCTAGGCAATGCTGGGTGGGGAGCGTGTGTCGGGATTTATCATGTGGTCATTACTGGCCATTGTTAGCCAGTGATTTCGACACTTTTTCGACAGTGACTTTGAAATTCCTGGGCTCTTGTTAGTGAATTCAACAATGCGGCCATGATAGATATGTCTATTTAATCAGATCATGTATGGAAAGTTTAACCCTATCAATAGCTTCCGTAACTTTATAATTATATTCCAAGGCCGACCCTAAAGCCATTAAGGCCGGAAACAGGCTTGTGTTTATATCGACATAAGCGTGGCCTCTATTTACGGGTGTCTCTTTTATTAATTCAAACCCATAGATGCTGTAAAAAACCCCGCTCTTTCTTTCATGTATGCCGCAATCCAAGTATCCTACTATTTCTCCATCTTTCCTTAGCTTTATGTGCAAGGTGTCACTGTAAGGTTTGAATAGGGCTGCCATGCCCAAGACAAACAAAGAGGCTGTATCTAAATACCCCTCTATCTCATCCTTTGTAAAAACTTCATACTCGTGTTCCAAAAGATTCCTGGCTTGTACTATCTTTCTTAATGCGGATGGTGATAGAACGCCCAATCTTTTTAATTTCTCTAGCTTCTGCGGGACATTAAACCTAAAAGATTTATAGCCAACTGAAATCAATATTTGATCTATTTGGCTAACAACTGCCCTTTTTGCGTTTGTTAAGCAATTGGCAAGCGAGGTCTTGGTGTTTTCCTCAAAATCTATCTCCGCTTGAGATAAGAAATCAATTGGTGAGATATTTACATCTACTAATGTAAAGCTACCACCATCAATTTCAGGCTCAATTTCAGATTCTTGGGCGCCGACTGCTATCAATAACTCCTTTATGTCAATCAAATTTTCCATAACTTACTGGGCCTGAAAGTAAACTTTTATTTGTAAAAAATTGAATTGACAGCCAATCTTTTTAACAACCCTGTCTATCTCGGGCATACCAACGCCTAGCCACTTCCTGTGTGATCGCTATCCCGCGCTTTGACTGGTCAAGTTTCGGTTGGCCTCGTCGTAGTCAGGGCTTGTTTGCCCAATTTCCGGCATGACTTCGCCTGTGGTAAGCCACCATCGATACGCAGGGTAGACGCTACCGAGGATTTCAATCTCGTCCGCTCCCACTCGCGCCTTCCCTCGCTTGATGCTTACCCATCGGTTGTAGTCCGTCGCGCCTGCTCTGGTCAGGGCGCTTAGGTTGCTACGGCCAATCAATAGCAAAGCTCTATCTGTGATGCTCATTCAATAGGTATTAATCATTATTTGGACTATGTACATGACATAGTCCAAGAGCTATTGTTTGTACATAGTCAATGGACATAGTCCAAGACCATAGTCCTCTATAGACCAACATAGTGCAGCAAAGGCCATGGAAGTGGAAGAAATCAAGGCTCAAGACCTCCGTGCGGCGCCCCCGGTGTTGCCGTGGCGGGACTTCGCGAACTGGATTGGCATGGGGGAAGAGCACGAAACCGTCCGTGGATGGATTCGTAAGGGCTATCTCCCCGCGCACAAGATCGGCAAGCACGTGATGGTCAATGTTGCGCTCTTCACCCATCAGTTGATGGAAAAGGAAGAGTTCTGATGCTGTCAGGCAACCCTATCCATGCGCTGCTGACCTTCTTGGAAGGCTATCTGCTGCAAACGGCACAGTTCCCTAGCGAACCCTTCGACCGCGCTCTGATGCTGATCGATGGCCTTATGGACGCCGGCTACCTCTCCCAACCGGAAGAATCCTATCTGACCGACCTGCGGGTTGAAGCTCTCGCCTGGGGCCGTGCTCGCCAAGATAAGGAGGAAGCTGACCATGTCGTCTCCGAATTACTTGCGCCAAACCCACGCTCCGGACTGCGCCTGCTCTGTGTGCTGGTCCGCAAGGCAGGCCATCCCATTGCACAACCCGTCGCCGTGTCCGGACTGCCGGCCCCCTGGGCTGCCCTATCTGGAAGATGGCCGCTGGCTCTGCCGTCCCCGTTCCTTCTGCGCGAAACACGACCCGTCCCGGCGTCCGCCGAAGTACTGGCACGTTGTGTACGACAGCGGGAAGCCCACGCCCTTTGTGCCCGTGCGCGAAGCATTCCAACTGGAGGGCTGACCCATGCTCGCTAACACCCTGAAAGCGCTGCTCCTGCTCTGCCTGATCCAAGCCGCCCGCACCGTGGCCGATCCGGTCAAGGGCCGCGCTCCCGGCTCGTCGGAACAGCTTCATCGTTCCGGCGAACGGAAGCACGGGCGCAGTGCACCCTTGAACGCCTCCCCCCTGAAACAGCCTCCGCTGGGGAGTGTGGGGCAGCTCCTCCGCCCCGCGCTCCCGAGCCCTCGGCGGCAAGAGCGGGATGACAAGGGCAGAGCCCTTGGTGTTGCTCTGCGGGTTCCAAGGGGAAGCGTTCCCCTTGGCCGTCGGCGACGACGTTGCGATAGGGACCGTTACTCGAATGGGCTGAGACGAACGCCCGTGGTTGGCTTGGTTCGCTAGCGAATAGAGCCCGGCCCGAAGGGATCGCCCGACAAATCACTTTCACCCAACACCGCTGAATGAAGGCGAAACAGCCGAATTTGCAGCAGCGGGACAACTCACGCCGAAAAAGGCGAATTGAAGGAGAAACACCGATGAACATGTTTGCAACCCAAGGCGGCGTCGTCGAACTGTGGGTCACCAAGACCGATACCTATACCTCGACCAAGACCGGGGAAATCTACGCCTCGGTCCAGTCCATCGCTCCGATCCCGGAAGGCGCCCGTGGCAACGCCAAGGGCTTCGAGATCAGCGAATACAACATCGAGCCGACCCTGCTGGACGCCATCGTCTTCGAAGGCCAGCCGGTGCTCTGCAAGTTCGCCAGCGTGGTCCGCCCGACCCAAGACCGTTTCGGCCGGATCACCAATACCCAGGTCCTCGTGGATCTGCTGGCCGTGGGCGGCAAGCCGATGGCGCCGACCGCCCAAGCCCCGGCCCGCCCGCAAGCACAAGCCCAAGCCCCGCGCCCGGCCCAGCAGCCGCAGGGCCAGGACAAACAAGACAAGTCCCCGGACGCCAAGGCGTAAGCCGTAGGAGGCCGCGATGCTCCGCTATCTCTCGCTGTTCGCGGTAGGTCTGGCCACCGGCTACGCCTGGGGCTGGATCGACGGCCTAGCGGCCTCCCTGGCTGTTTGAGGACTGCACGAATGGAAGGCTCTGTATCGGTTCAAGTGTGCAAGACCTGGGTCCAGAACGCGGACGGCACGGTCGGCTGTACGCACCTTGAGTGGATACAGACCTACCTGCTGCCGCCTGAGGCAGAGGGCTATTTGACTCTGCTGATGGGTGGTTTCGACCCGTCGGCCTTCCGCCTCGGCTTCGCCGGGACCATCGGGCTGTTCGCCGTTGGTTTGGGGGCTGGCTTGATCATTTCCGCCATGCGCAAAGCGCGCAATTAATGAGGTTCCAATCATGGAAAAAATGAAAACCCTGTTCCGCAACGCTTCCATCGCCACCGTCGGCCTGGCCGTGGCCAACGTCTCCTTCGCCGAATCGCTGCTCGACGAAACCACCAAGGGGGTTCTGGCGCAAGCCAGCACTGATGGCGGGTCCGTGGCCAAGCTGGTGATCGCCGCCGTGGCGGTGCTGGTCGGCCTCGCCCTGGTCATCGGCGCGATGCGCAAGGCCTGACGTGATCTGGTCCCTGATGCTGGGCGCATTCATGGCGTCCGCGCTGCTGACGGGATTGAAAATCGGCCAGTATCAGTGACAGGAGGAGGGGCCGAAAGGCCCCTTTTTTATGCCTCGCTTCGTACTACTCATTTTCGCCCTGGTGCTCGCATCGGCGGCCCACGCGGACTTCTACCAATGGAAGATTTCCATCCCCGGAAATCCCACGGCCTTCTTTCCATCCTATACGGCGGCATGCCAGTACTACTTCGATAACACGTCGGCCAACTGGCTAAAGAAAGTCAACAAACTGAGCTACAAGGAAGTTCAGTGCAGTGTTTCGGGTACTGGCGGAATCACTTGGGAGACGAAGACTGCCATCTTGACCGGCGACAGTTGCCCGGAAGGCACGGACTTCAATAAAGAGACCGGCGAGTGCAAGGAAAACAAGTGCGAAATCCTGGCCGGCTCGCTCTACGAAAAATCCCATCAAGCGCCGATCTCCCGCTTCATCAACTACCTCGGCTGCGAGATCGCCGTCAGTTCGATTGACGGTTGTATCGGCCCCGCTGAGGGGCAAGCCGGCGCGACGTACTGCAAGGTCATCGGCTCGTTCACCGGTAACTGGTTCACCTCCAATGGCTCCTGTGCCTTTGGCTGCGACGTGGGCCCGGGTGACGGTCCGCCTCCGGGTGGGGACGGCGGCACCGGGGGCGACGGTGGCAGCAACCCGCCCGGCGGCGACGGTGGAAGCGATGGCGGCACCAAGCCCGGTAACGGCGGTGGCGATGACGGCTCCAGTGGTGGCGGCGGCGGTGGGGGCGGTGGCGGTAACAACCCCTGTCAGGGCCATGTTGGCAGTGACTGCGGCACCACGCCCGGCGGTGACGGCAGTAGCGGTGGCGATGGCGACGGGTCTGGCTCCAGCGGCGGGACCGGTGGCGATGGCGGCGACGGCTCCGGCGGGGGAGGCCTGAAAGAGCCGAAGCAAGGCTCCTTCGACAAGACCATCAAGGAATACGACGACGCCATCGCCAAGGCGCAAAAGGACTTCCAGGAACTGCAAGGCAAGTTCGAAAGCGTCCTCGCTTCCAAGTTCGATATTCACCTGGGCACCGGCGGCGGCTCCCTGCCGTGTTGGGACTTTACCGCCCTCGGCCAGCGCTACGACGTCTGCCTCACCCAGTACGCCCAAGAACTCTCCGTCATCCGCTACGTGGTGCTGTTCATCGCCGCGATCCTGGCCGGATGGATCGTTTTCTATCGCTCCTGAGGAAACGCCATGGACATTCCCTTTCTCTCCGACATTCTCGCCTGGATGCAATCCCTCTGGGACTTCCTCTATAGCGGTGTCTATGACTTCGTCACCGACGCCTTTGTCCTGCTGACCAAGATGGCCATCAAGGGCTGGTTCGAGATGCAATTGTTCGTCGCGGAAATCGGCTACAAGGCGTTCCGCGAAGTCGTCGGCGGCATCGGTATCGGCTCGACCATCACGTCCTATTACTCGTCCCTGGACGGCGACCTGCGCTCGCTGCTGGCGTTCTTCGGCCTGCCGGACGCGGTGAACATGATCTTCGCCGCCATCGGCACGCGCTTCTCCATGTCCTTCATCCCCTTCATAGGTAAGTGATATGGCGATCAAGATTCATCACGGCCCGAACGGCTCCTACAAGACCTCCGGCGCGATCCAAGATGACCTGATCCCCGCGATCAAGAAGGGCCGCGTCATCATCACCAACGTGCGCGGCCTGACCCGCGAACGGATCTTCCAGGTGATGCCGGAGACGCCCTCCAGCTGCGACGTCATCAACCTCGACCTCGAGGACCTGGATGATATGGAAAAGATGCGCACCTGGTTCATGTGGGCGCCGCGTGGCGCGTTCATCATTTTCGACGAAACCCAACTGATCTTTTTGAAGTCCTGGCGCGAAGCCGACCTCAAGCGCTTCGACTTCCCGGACGGCCCGGAAGCGGCCAAGGCAGCCGGGCGGCCCATGGGCTGGCTGGATGCCTGGACCCGGCACCGGCATTTCAACTGGGACATCATCCTCACCACGCCGAACATCGCCTATATCCGCGACGACATCCGCATGACGGCGGAAAAGGCCTATCTGCACTCCAACCTCGCCGTCATCGGCATTCGGGGCCGCTACAAGGAAAGCCAGCACTCGGCGCAGGACAACAAACCGCCGGCCCGCGACGTGATCGTCGAGATCAAGAAAATCCGCCAGGAGACCTTCGCCCTCTATGAATCGACAGCCACCGGCTCCGTCACCGACACCATCGCCGGCAAGAGCCTTTTTAGACAACCTAAGATTCTTCTATTCATGGCAATTCCGGCCCTTGCTATTGGGTCTGTGGTTTATGACGGCGGACCTCGTCTGCTCATGGGCGACCCTGTATCGCCGCCTGCTGCTGGAACTGCTGCGCCTGCTCAAGCCGGTCCTGCTGTGGGTGCTGCGCGTGCTGTTGGTGCGGCTGGTCCTGATGCTGCTGATGATGTACCTGGGCACGCAGGCGTTCCGGGCGCTGCTCCTGTAGGCCATCCCTTCGCCGGCCGCGACTTCATCGTCAAGGCGACCCTGCTGTCCGCCTCCGGGCGCCGCACCTATCTGTTCGCCGTCCGGGGCCAGGACGGCAGCGAATTCACTCTCACCGATCGCGACCTGACCGACACCGGCTATGCCGTGGTGCCGCGGGGCAACTGCGCTGCGGAACTGAGCTTCAAGGGCGGTTGGTCCGGCTATGCCGCCTGCGCCGGGCGTAGTGCTTTGGGCAATGCGCCGCCGGCTCAGGCCGCCGCGCCGAGCGTGCCGCCCGCCGCCGCGAACAGCGCCGCCGTGCGGGTGACGGTGGTTCCTGACACCAGCCGCTTGCCGCGCTCGATCAACTGAGGGGGAGCCGATGAACTGGACAAGCTATTTCGCCGCCCTGGGGCTGGCGTTCCTGGCCTATCTGGCGGGCTTTTTCTTCGCGGTGGCGGTGACGCCGACGGGGCCGGTATGGCCGCTGTAGCCGGCCTGGCCGGGGCGCGCGCGAACGGCTCGTCTCGGAGTGAGCAAGCGCCACGGCGGGGCCGGCTGACGCCCCTGTAACACGTCAGATAAGCACCCCGCGATTTGGACATTAATGGACATTGTTAGGTGAAACCATGAAGAAAGTGACCCATCAAAACCGCCTCCTGCTGCAACCCGACGGACAACTGCTGGACTCCCCCAAGGGACGGCTCTTCGTTGATTCCATGACGGGGGCGTTCACCGACCTGTCAGGCGTGCGGATCCTGCGTTGCGGCGTGGACACGGTGCGGCAGTTGTACAACGGCAAGCTCCGACCGGAAGTCATGGCGCTGTTTGACCTCTCGGTGGATGTGGTCGAGTTCGCCGGCTACGAATGGTCCAAGGGCCGCATCGGTCGCGACTCCGGCTATCAGTACCGTCTGCAGAACGCAGAATTGGGGCTGATCCTGCTGATCAAGAATCACAACATCAAGGTCGATACCCTTGGCTCGCACCTCAAGATCGAGGTGTCGCCCCATGCCCTCGACGGTGCCGACCCGCATATCCTCCAGGGCGTGCTGGATGACTTGGCCGCTGCCGTGCTGAGCCACTGCGAGACCAACCAAGCCGCTGTGCATATCGCCCTGGACGTACAAGGCTGGAAACCGCCTCGCGATCTGGTGGATCGCATGCATTGCCGCTCGCGTCGGGTGCGGCAAATCAGCGGGATCGAGCGGATCGAATTCGACGGCAACGCCTCGGTCTACGGGCGTGGCGAGACGTACATGTTCGGCTCGGCCAACGGCCTGCAACTATCGATCTATAACAAGACCCTCCAGGCTCGGGCCACCGACAAGCTCGACTATTGGGAAAGCGTGTGGGCCACCCTGAACGGGGATCCGTTCGGCGATGGTGACCCGGCCTATAACCCCCTGGAAACGGTGTGGCGGCTCGAATTCCGCTTCCATCACTCCATCGTCCAGCAGTTCTCCGAAGGCTCGCGTATGGCCTCGGGGGAGGTCATTGGCTGCCGCACCTATGAGGGGCTTTGCCCGCACCTGCAAGGACTGTGGAACTACGCCTGTGAAAGCTTCAAGCTGCTGAGCCGGACGGCGGTCTACGATCCCTTCTGGAGCCTGATCAGCCAGGACGCCCGCGTCCAAGTCGAGTGCGATCCGCTGATCGAGCGCACCGAGTACCGGCGCTATTACAAGACCGCCAAGGGATTCAGTGGGCGTAACTGCGAGATGTTCCTCGGCCAGTTCATCAGCCTGATTGCGCGGGAGCGCATTCCTGCAAAAAAGGCTATTGAGTCCGCCCGCAAACTGGAGTTCTGGCACGTTATCGAAGACCACTATCTCGCCAAGGGTTGGACTCGTCGCGATCTGGAAAGGCATATACACAAGCTGATGTGTGATCGGTATCTGCGGCGCGGATACGCTATCTGATGGCGATCACCAAGCTTGAGGATGGCCGCTGGCTGGCCGACGTTGAACCGATCAAGGGCAAGCGTTTTAGGAAGCGTTTCAAGACCAAGGGCGAAGCCCAGCGGTTCGAGGCGATGGTGCGGACGAAGCATGCGCGACAGCGGGAGTGGAATCCCGTTCAGCAAGATAAGCGACTGCTGTCGGAACTTATAGAGCGTTGGTATGAATTGCATGGGCACTCGATTACCAGCGGGAGGCGTCGTAAGAATTTGCTATTGCTGATCGCGTCTCGCCTGGGTGACCCGGTGGGGCAGAGGTTCACCACTGCTGATCTGGTCGCGTTCAGGAAGCGTGAGTTGGAGGAGGGCGCCTTACCTAGGTCTATAAACGTTCGCTATTCGTATCTGAAAACAGTATTCACCGAGCTTCGTAGGCTCGGCGATATCGACTATCCGAATCCTTTGGATCGTCTCAAGCCGTTGAAGCCTCAACAGTCGGTTGTATCGTTCCTGTCTAAGGATCAGGTAGCGGTGTTGGTGTCAGCGCTCCGGGACTATTCGACCTTTCCCCACCTGGCATTGATTTCAGAGGTCTGCTTGGCGACGGGGGCTCGCTGGTCGGAAGCGCAAGGGTTGACTCTGCCTATGGTCCGGGATGGATCGGTGGTCTTCTCCAATACCAAATCAAAGCGTGTTCGATCCGTACCAATCTCGACAGACTTGCAGGCTCGACTTGAGAAATATTTCGCCGGTCGGAATCGCTTTCCCTCTTGTCGGGAGGCGTTTGCACGGATGGTGAAGCGTTGCGGTATCGTACTGCCAAGAGGGCAGTGCACCCATGTGCTACGCCATACGTTCGCTTCCCACTTCATGATGAACGGTGGAAACATCCTGGCGCTGAAAGAGATTCTTGGGCATTCGTCGCTGAACATGACCATGCGCTATGCGCATTTGTCGCCGGAATACCTGCGGGACGCTATCCGACTCAACCCGCTGGCGGATTTCGACAGTTCTTCGACACTTGTCGAGACGTCCTAG